AGTGCTGATCTTGCGACAGATACATCAGTAGATTTTGTGTTAGGTCAACTAGGACATCCTAGATACAAAGGTCCTAGAACTTCACAATATAAAACAAAAGGGTTAGTAAGGTCTCCTTACGAAACATTATTTTAATGAGTAGACACACAGAAAACAAAGAAGAAATTCTTAAAATACACGGAGAAATTAAAGTCATACATACTAAATTGGATAATCATATTACCCATTTAGCTGCCAAAATTGATACTATTTTTAAGATAGTATGGGTAGTAAGTTTTATGGCTTTAGGAAATCTTATGATGTTAGTAAGAGCACTTCTAGTACAATAAACTGAAATTTATTTTAGCCTTAAGTATATGCAGCTCTCTACATAGTGCTTGCATGGATTCAGTTACAGATCCCAAAGAATATGATTCTTGGGGAGAATGTGGTATGGCAGGTTATGTAAGTTCTGCTGAACTTTTAAAGAATATCAATTTTGAATACATTAATAATAAAAGAATATATATAACTTTCACTTGTAAGGAAATTAACAGCTTATAAAGTTGTACTTTTGATCCTAGATTAATACACTAAATACGAGTATAAGCAATGATATGCTTCGAAAATCAATACTTTGCATAAGCGATCAACATGCACCCTATCATCACCCAGATACACTTGACTTTCTGGGAGCAATCAAGAGAAAATACAAACCTGATTGCATTGTAAATATGGGTGATGAATTAGATTGGCATAGTATTTCTTTTCATGATCATCATCCAGGCTTACGTTCTCCTAAAGATGAACTAGATATTGCAAAGATATTCTTTAAAGATTTACAAAAGATGTTTCCTAAGATGCACGTTCTAGATTCTAATCACGGAAGTTTAGTATTTAGGAAAGCAACACGACATGGAATCCCACACGAACTATTCAAAAGTTATAATGATATGTTAGGTGTAGGTCCAGGTTGGACTTGGCATGAAGATTTGATCCTTACAGCATCCAATGGTCAAAAGATTTACTTCTGCCATGGTAAATATAAAGACGTTTTAAAAGTAGCTCAACAATATGGAATGTGTACTGTCCAAGGACATTATCACACTTCGTATAAAATAGATTATTGGAGTAATCCAAATGAACTATTGTGGGGTATGCAAACTGGATGTTTAATTAATATGAAAAGTTTAGCTTTTGAATATAATAAACTACAAAAGTCTAGACCAGTAATAGGAACAGGAGTTATCGTTGATGGATTACCTAGATTAATCCCAATGGTATTAAAACAAAATGGCAGATGGAATAAAAAAATTACCTAGAGGAATTAGAAATCACAATCCAGGCAATATCAAAGTAGGTACTGACTGGGACGGTCTCGCTGATGAACAATCAGACGAGATCTTTTGTGTTTTTAAAGAACCTGTATGGGGTATTCGTGCTTTAATGCGTATACTCTTAGTCTATCGTTTCTCACATAAGAAAAGTAATATTGAGGATATCATCGCAAGATGGGCTCCTCCTAGTGAGAATGATACTGACGCTTATATAAAGTTTGTTTGTGAAAAAATGAACTTTAACCCAATGGATAAACTAGACAATAGTATAGAACACTATTTACCTCTAGTTAAATCTATTATTAAAATGGAGAATGGTGATCAACCATACTCTGATGAAATTTTAGTAGAAGGAATGTATAAGGCATGGGATGGATTTCCAACAAATTCTTCAGCTACTTAATGTATGTTGGAGATAAATTACATCAATGGGCTTGGAATAGACTTTACAACAAACGTACACACTTACGTTGGGTTGGTGGAAGAACAGGAAAATTTTATACAATAAGGAGAAAATAATGTGGTTTGGATTAGTAAAAATGGCTCTCAAAACTGGAAGCCATATATATCAAAATAAACAAAGAACAAGACAAGCTATGTCTGATGCTGCTCTATTAACAGCAGAAAAACAAGCACGTGGTGAATTAGAGTATAATGGCAAACTTTTAGAAGCAAGAGAAAACGATTATAAAGATGAAATAGTCCTTTTAATTTTGACACTTCCAATTTTAGTACTAGCCTACGGAGTATGGTCAGAAGATCCTGCAGCTATGGATAAAATCAAAGTATTCTTTGAGCATTTCCAGGCACTTCCAAGTTGGTTCACAAATTTATGGATCCTTGTATGTGCGAGTATTTTTGGAATTAAAGGAACACAGATATTTAGGAACGGCAAGAAGTAAATGGAACAAACCGATTATCACGAAATTATTAACGAGTATAAAGAACAAGTAAGTAATCTCAAGGAACAGATCCTTGAATTAGAAGATGCTTGTAAATCTAAAGACGCTTCTCTAAAGCGAACACTACAAAAGTTAGAGAACTCTGCTACAGATTTAAGTAAAGCTAATAAGGAACTTGATGATCTTAAAAAAAAACATACAGAAAAGTTGTAATTGTAAAATTTGCAAATGTAAAAAATGCAAGACTTGTAAATGTAATATAGACTATCCTTATATAGTTTATAATGATTCTAAAATACATTGTCTCAAATGCTACCATAATTCTGGTGCAGCATTACCTATGTTTCGCAAATAACCAATCATCCTTTTAATTTATAAATGATGGGTATGTTTGTTTTTATAACACTCTATTTAATATTTAAAGTAATACAATGGCTATAATGAGGGAGAATGAAGTACATAAACATATTATTAATTACAATACTATTGGTGTATGCCAATAAAGCTATTGCAGCAGAAACTCAAACAAACGTATCTGGAAGTAACACTTCAATAGAAGGTGGTTATACTGGAGGAGCTACAACTTACGAAGATGGTAGCTCATCTAGCTCAACAACTAATTCAACAAGTAATTCAAACATAAGATCAGCTCCACCAACAGCAGGAGCACCCTCATATAATTCTATGACACAAGACGTTTGTGCAGTTGGAGCCTCTGCTGGTATTCAAACATTTGGAGTTGGTATTTCTGGCGGCAAACACTTTATAGATAAAAATTGTGAACGATTAAAGTTAGCTAGAATCCTTAATGACTTTGGTATGAAAGTAGCAGCAGTTGCTATACTCTGCCAAGATGAAAGAGTTTTTGAATCAATGATACAAGCAGGAACACCTTGTCCAATTGATGGTAAAATCGGTAAGCAGGCAATGCAATTGTGGTCTTTATATGATTTTGAAAGACCTGATTATAAAGCATACGTTAAACAAATGAAGAAAAGAGAAGAGGTAAAACCTGTAATAACTCCTCTTGAACTTCATGCAAGATAAGTATAATTGTTAATTATGAAAAAACTAATACTAATAATATCATTTGTTGCTCTATCTGGATGCTCAGTATCTTTAGGTAAGAAATGTCTTTATACAGATGAAGGTACAGTTGTATCTTCTTATGTATGGGTAGGCGATAAAGTAACTGAAATCAGTAAACTGAATTGTAGTTAGATGGGAAAGTACATAAGTTTGGCTATTTGTTTAGCTCTTTTATGGTCTTTATTATCTTGTTTTGCAAACACAGTTAAAGCTGAAGATAATGACACAGCCTTTTCAGAAAATATACTACCTAATGCTGGAACAACTACATCAAGTTTAACTAATTCAACTTTAGATGGAGTACAATCTGGTTCTACTGGAGCATTAACTAATAATTCTACACACAATGGATTTACAATAACTTGTGATACGCAAGTTAGTAATGCTTGTGGTCAAGCCTTTAATGGTGAACTAGAAGCATCACATGACATGACAGTTAAAGCTACTGGAAGTTTAGTTGGTATAGAAGGAGATAGTACACCAGATGGTGTTACTCATACTTCAACTCAAATAAAACTTAATGGTGGAATAAATTTAAGCAGCTCTATATCAGTACAAAACTGTGAATGGAGTGGGTCGGCTTATCAATGTGGTAATTCTGTAGGTGTTGTTGATTCTTATACTATTACTATGAAAGTTTTAGATGCAGATGAAAATGTATTAGCCACTTCTACTCAAATAAGAACAACAGATGCTGGTTACAATTCTAATGCACGATCATTTGACGATAGTTTACACTATAACGGAGTTCATGCTAATAAATACGAATGGTCTTGGACAGGAGTAGATGGATCACAAAGTACATCATCAGCTTTAAGAGGACCAAATCTATTAGGTGCTGAAATGGCTTTAGATTTTCCAACTGACGATTATGAACCATTAAGCACAGCAGAAATTAAAAGTATTAATGAATCTTTAGGTACTACTAATCTTACTGAATCTGAAATATGGAATGTTGTATCAGGACTTGAAGAAAGTATTAGTGAAAAACTTAATTTAGAAACTGGTGGATCAGTAGTTAGTGTAGAGTTAAATGAAGAAACAATGGAAGTTACTGTCTATACTGCTAAAACTGCAACTGTTAAAGAAGTGGCTAAAGTTCAAGAGGTAGTTCAGACTATGACTAAAACTAAAGCTGTTGAAACATTAAAGAAAGAAGTTATTGCAGAAGTTATTAAAGAAGCTAAAAAGGAAACTATTAAAGTAGCAGAAAAAAATGAAGAAAAAGAAACTAAAGAAGAAGAATCCAATAGCGAAGTTGCTACAACATCTATTATTCAGCAGTCAAAAAATACCAAACAAAAAAAAATACAATCGGAAAAAACTACTAAACCTAAATTAAAAGTAATTATGGCAAAGATAGATGCTAAAGTTAAAGACCCTGTAAAGAACTTACAACTTAAAAATTTAATTAAAATAGATGCTATGACAGAAGATCAAGCATCTTTAGCTGTTTATAACATACCTTTTTATATACCTAAAGATATATACTTAGACCAATTAAATATTATAGATAACAGAAGTATATATAATAATGTATCTCTTGTTAAGTATACAGCAAACGATACCATTGTAATTAAAGCTAATAAATTATATAACTTAAATTTAAAAAAACAAAAATTACTAATGGAAATAAGAGAGTTAAAAAATGGGTAAAAAAACAAGTTTAATATTTAGACTTAAATGTTTAATTATGAAGTGTAAAGAAAGAGGCAAGTTTTTACTTGCTATAAAGCTAAGGGATATATTAAAAAAACTATGACCTACCAACCTCTGCCAGACTCACTTACGATTAAACCTAGCAAAATAAATGGTTTAGGTTTGTTTGCAATAAAGACTATACCTATAAATACTGATCTTGGCATGATACATTTTTCTTATGGGGAACTTTTAATAAGAAGTCCATTGGGAGGATTTATAAATCACTCTGAACAACCTAACTGCAAAAAAATAAATTTAAAAGATGAGTGGCATTTAAAAACTATAAAACCTATAGAACTTCATGACGAATTAACTTTAACCTATACTTTGTATAATCTTAAATGATGAAAGAAAATAAAAGAATGAAAGTAAAAGAAGCTAAAGAAAAAAGTAAATTTAATATTAAAGATCAACTTGCAGGAATTGCTGCATTGATAGCTGCGATTGTAGCTATTGGTGGAGGCTTTGTTAAGTATGGTGAAATTACTACTAAATTAGATGCTATATCTGAACAGACAGCACCTGATCTTACACCTCTTGCAAAGCAAATAGGTGATGCTAAGAATAGTATATCTTTAAATGATACAGATATTGCAGTTCTAGAAAAAGAAATTGAGTTATTAAAAATTCAAATGGAAGAATTAAAAGTTAGTACAACTAATCCTTTATCTAATTAAATTATAATTTTAGATTTAGGTTTATCTTGAGGTAATTCTTTAGGTTCACCATATACATTAAAACTAAAAGATCTACGTTCTCCTTTTGTTCTAAAAGGATAAACCATATGATACATCCACCAAGGAAAGATATAATAATCTCCAACCTTTGGTCTCATTCTTACTGTATTAATTGAAAACAATTGGACTTGTCCATACTGCATTTCAATATTTCCTGCTGAAGAATAATGATCTTTATCTTCTTGTTCCCATTCTTTTTCAATACCTTCAGGTAAAGATAAATATCCCACACAAGACATATGACAGTTTGTATGATAATGTGCTGGATTAAAATCACCATTAAAAGTTCTTACATACCAAGCAGATCTAAATTTAATTCTTTGTAATTCATCTACATTTTCCGTATGAGAACTTATATAAGCAGTCATAAGTTTTTGAAAATAAGGAGCCCATTTAGTAAAGACTTTAGGACTTATAAGTAATTCTTGTTTAACATTACCTACAAGATCATCAGAAAAATCATGAGTCTTTTTCTTTTCTTTATGATCCATGATATGTTTACAATCATTATTAAAATCATCAATAAGTTCTTGAGGTAATTTACAATGACCAATAGATGGACCAAATGGTCTATAGATTTTTAACTCTTTATTATCTTGATTAAGATTACTAAAGTGTCCCATTTTTCCAGTTTTTAAATCCTTCTATCCAGGATTCTTTAGGTTGGTCAGAATAATCTCTCTCTATAATCATTTCAATAAAGTGAATAGCTTTAAGTAAATCTTGTTTACCATCTTTTTTAGAATGTCTACAAATATACTTGATTGCTGAACCTTCAGGAAATAACATTTTATTTTCTATAACAAATTGACTAGGTTGAATACTCATACCTTGATAATGAGAGCCACCTATTTGTTTATCGTAACTAGAATTTGAGTTTAAAGTTTTTTTG